GCATGAATCAAGTTTTATAGGAGGACTAAAAATGAAAACGGCGATACTAATTATTGAAGGAAAAACGCAGCTTGTGCTTACTCCTGAAAGCGACTTTGAAAAGCAAACCGTAAAAACGTTTGACAAGTATTCGCTTAACGTGAGAATAATGTCAGGTAGTTTTTATGAATGCGCAGGCGGGTGGATGCGGCAAAGCACCGATGAATCGTTAATATTAACAGTCGAAAATAATGACTGACCGCGAAAAACTAGCTTTGCACGAAGAACGGCTAGCAATCTACACGCGCGACCGTGGAATATGCCAAGCCTGCTGGCAGTTTGTGGACATAAATATGTTCCAAATTGCGCACAAAATCGCGAATACTAAGACAAATCGGCTGAAATACGGCAACGCAGTTATTGACCATCCGTTAAATAAAGCTACCACGCATCCGGGCAGGTGTAACGATAAAATAAACTGCGGATTCAAGCCTAATAAATGCGCGGAGATTGTAGACGCGATAGCCGCGCTAAACTTGCCGCTATAGCGTCAAATCAGCCCGCTACGGCGTTTTGTAGCCAATAGGCGTACATCCATAGCATAAATAGAAAAGCCCGGTTCACGCCGGGCATTTATTTTTATCAAGCTAGCGCGTCAAGGGTAAAGCTCGCCCGCGACAAGGTACGTCAATCCACCATCGGCCATAACTTGAAGCTGATAGACAGCGCGACGCTCTAGGTATTCCGCTTCAGTCTCGGGATGCTCCTCGTACTTTATGAAGCCGTTTGCCGTGTACACAAGGTATAGCGCGTACTTTTCATACGCTGGCCGGTCATCGATAATCGGTACAGGAGGAGGCGGCACCTGGTCAACGTATAACACGCCGCCGGACGCCATAGCCTGGAAACGCCAAATCTCCCGCCGGTCTGAAATGTCAGCGCGTGGCCAATCAAGATACTCGGCTATAATGTCATGGGTAACAGGCTCAACGATATACGCATTGGCTGCCGGAGCCGCTTCAATCGGTACAATCTCCTCGCCTTCAATAAGGAATAGCTGATCTTCTAAGTTTGTAGCGTTGTACTCTGCCGCGTAATCCTCATAGCTCTGTATCGTCGTAACGGCACGCGACTGAGCGACGTAGCCCTCTTGCACAATTTCCCATGCAGAATTGTAAAGCCGGACGTTTGGTATAGGCGCTTCTATCATGCACGAAAAAAGCAAAGGAATAAGCAAAATAAAAAACAATCTATATTTCATCGGCAGGCTCCTTTATCGGGAACGCATACGGCACTTCGCCTTTGTACGGCCTCCATGCCCCGCCACGGTTCGCCGCTTCAAGCTCATAAAGCGGCCATTCGTCAACCATTTTCCCGGCGTCAAGAAAATGGGCATGCGCAAGCTCTTTCGTTTCTTCGTTGTACAAACATACGTACATTATTTAGCTCCTTATGGGATGTAGACTGCGCCCCAGGTATAGGCGTATTGTCCGGCGGTGCGCGGGTCGGTGGTTTTGCCGGTGCGGGGGGTGCCGTTGATGGTGTCTGTTTTAGGTGAGCCGGTATCCCCCGTATCTGCTCCAGCAATATGAGTCGGAGCCTGTCCACCTCCAGCTCCGACATTTTGGGATGTCTGGATATGATAATGCCCCTGCCCCCGATCCATCTTTCTAAATCCGCCGACGACTTCCCCGCCTGCATCCCCTGCGGCCACGCCGACAAAGCCTGCAATACGTAAAAGTCGAGCGGTAGTAGCGGCTCCGGCAACGCGATAAGTATAACATGTCGCAGTCTGTGCGCCTGCTGGCGGATTGACGGCGGTTGTAATCGTCCTTGCTACCGCGTCGGCTCCGGTTATTGCATAGTCAACGCCTGATATAGTAATCGTGCGCTGTGCAGCGGCTACGGCATAAGTAGCGCCATTAAGGAAGTTAGCAATTTCGCCGGTATCAATGTAATTAGTGACAATGGCGTCGTTTATTATTAGCCCGATTAGCGCGCTACTGGCCGCTGCTACCGGGAAAGTAATAACATTGCCAGCCACGTTGACGGCATGGTCAGTGACCCCTAAAACGCTAACGGCCTGATTGCGTAACGCGGCGACTAAGTTAGGCCAATTTGCTGCAAGTATATCTTGGTTGACGTTGCGCGGAATAGCCGGGAACGATGCGCTAGTAGGTAATATCAATTCAGAAAATACAAGCTCGCCTAGTACATGGCTGTTTTGTATCGCAAACTCGGTTGTAGCAAGCTGCCCGCTGGCGGTTGACAGTGCGGCAGTCGGGGCGGTCGGCGTGTTGATAAATACCGGGCTATCCAAATCGGCCTTATTAATAACGGTATTCTGTAAAATAGTAACCTGGTCAATTACGTTTAGATTGCTAAAAATAACAACGCCGTTTTTATTCCGCACAAGGATGGAAAAGTCGCCGGGTGCAGTGTACAAGAATCCAGCCGCTCCATTGCGAGCAGGGTAGCCCCGAGTAGTTCGTATGTTCGTAGCGGGCATGGTAAGCGCTTCGTCCCAATACGCTTGACGCGGATTGCTTAACGGATTCAATCCCGCCACGCCAATATTGATATACCCATTTTCTAGGGGCAAGCCGTCGGTGTCAGTGAATACCGGGAATGGAGAGTTAATCAGTGTAGCCATTCGTTACCCCTTCTAATCGTTATCATACTACGTTACGCCGTTATCGTTCAAGGTCTGGCGCTTGGCGCTTATCCTGCGCTTGCCTGCCGACTGCCGCAGCTGTCTTAGCCTGAACCGCCGAAAGTATCCATGTATCGAGCTGATCGGTAGCCATTGGAAGCTTTACGGCTTTAGCGAACGACTGGAACGCGTTTGACCGTGCAAGCTCTTTAGCACGCGCCGGGCTGATGCTATTAGTTGTAGCCGCTTCTATAATGGCATCTTGCATAGCCTGGCTTCTAAACAATTTGCCTACGGCTTCAAGCTTTGCCTTTTCTCCGCGTGAAAGAGAATCGACTATGGCGTTTGACATGCCAGCGCCGACGGATGCGCCAAACGTGCCGCCGCCTAGCGTTCCACCTATTGCTGCTCCGCTTGCGCCTACGGCCGCGCGTCCTACCACGCTACTAAGCGCTTTTTCTATAAGGTTTTGAGCGGTCAATCCTTCAAGTATAGACTGATTAGCTTTGCCGGTAGTCAGTACTGCCGCGCGCGCATCGGTTACGCGCTTAGACACTTCGTACAAGTCGCGAAGCATGGCGTCCGATTCTGGCCCTAGATTTTTTACTATCTGCTTGTATACTTCGGGATTCGCCCGCAAGCCTTGATAGACTTTTGTAAACTCGGAAAATCCAAAGTTGCCTTTAGTAGCGCCTGAACCTGAACGCGCTACGGATGCAAGCGCCGTCGCCGTTACTTCTTTTTTAAGGTCATCTGGTACGGATTCAAAGAGCCGAGTGAAAGCGCCAGTATCGCCTTTTGACGATGACGTTATAGCCATGCGCATTTTATCGGCTATCGAGCCGGAAAAGTCCTTGCCGTATAGGTTTACTATCTGCTTGCCTATTTCGCGCTCTTTACCGTACATGAGATTTGCCGATATGAGCTTTTCTTTAAGCGCTTCGTTGCCTATTTCGGCCACGCTATCAAGCTGATCTTCAGCCATGGCCCCGTATAGCCTCTTGAGCGCTCCGGCTTCCATGTTGCCATACGGTGAATCTTTTTTAGCGATAGCCTGCCCTATAAGCGCCTTTTCACGCTGTAGCCGCCCATAGGTTGTAGTCGGGTCGTTTACCATTTCAAGCAGGCGTTTTTCCTGCGCCGACATACCGCCCTCGCCTACTTCCTGCGCGATATCGGCAAGCGTGGCTTTTGTGCTATTAAACGTCGCCGGGGTAGACTTGGGCACGGCCGCATCTATTTCGTCATAGAGCGCTTTCGCTTGCTCGCTTAATTCTTTTTTAGCCGCCATAAGCGAATCTTTGACGCGGGCAGAGGCAACGGCGGGGGCGGGAGCGCCTTCTATAAACGTAGCGCCAAAGTCCTCGATAACTTCATCGGCACGCTCTACGGCTGATTTAACGGTATTCTGCCATGACGCTTCCTCGGCGCTACCGGCCACACTACGGCCAAGCCCTGCGGCTGAACGTACTTGTGGCTTGTCCGAAAAGACATCGGCGGGTAATTCTATCCCAAGCCTGACGGCTGACTCTCTAGCTTTACGATTATACAAAGCCATTTCAGCTATTGCTTGTCTAGCTTCTTTGTTCCCTGTGGCAGCCTTGTTCGCTAATTCTCCTATCGCGTCATCACTCAATTTTGTTGTTGGAACAAGTGCCGCGCTAGGGGATGCGAGTCGCGAACCAAGCGCACCGGCCACAAGCCCTATGCCCGCCTGCTGTAGCGGGTTAGCGCCCTGTTGCTCGGCTACTTTGCTAGCGCCCATTGATGCGGCGGAACCGGCTAACTCGGCGGCAGGTTGCGCGGCTAAAGTCTGGCCTATGCCCTGTAGCTTTGTACCCATGCCAAGAGCGGGAGCGCCCGCACTAAGCGCCGCGCCAGTGCCCAGTGAGGCGGCCCCTGAACCTAAACCCATGCCGACGGACTCTAGAACTTCCTGCGCTTTTGTCTGCGGGTCTTTTACGCCTAATGCGCTGAACATTACTTCAAGCCCCTGGCTCGGCGGTAACTGTTGCATCTCTGGAGGAAGCACCTTATTGAGTAGCACGGTAATCGGGTCGGCTATCATGGTAGCGCCGGACATAGCACCTTTAGTCAATCCGCGCGCTAGTACGCCCGCATTTTGCGGAAGCTCAGAGACTACTTGTCCGGCAAGCTGTAAGCCTGTCTGTTTTTTCGGAACGGTAGACGGCTCGGGCGATGTGATAGCCGAAGCGGACAATCTTGGCGTAGGGTCGCTAGGGTCTGGCGAGGCGTCAAGCATTGGTGCTTGTGCCTGCTCGGTGCCTAAGCCAAACGGCGCCGAAGTAAGACCTGAAGCCTTCATCTGTTTATACTGCTCGTAAAGGCGAGGATCATTCTTAGGCACATCGTCTGGGATGCCGGTTATCTTGGTTTTGTCTTTTGCCTCATAGGTGTATGTACCGTTCAAAAGTCACCTCTCACGATTGGCTCTTCGGCCGTGGCAGGGGCTGCTGCAGCTCCACCGGGTTGATATTTAGCCACTGATTTAGGGAACTCTCTGCGTAATCCAGCTTCATCGAGCGCGTCAATTTCGGCGTGTTCCGATGCAGGGCGAATTGATTTGATAAACGCTTTAAGCGCGCCAATGTCAGCGATAGGCGCAGGCGCGGCTGTAGTACCGTCGGCGGCTTGCGGTGCCGTATCGTCAGCTTTAAGCCCGAATACGTTGTCAGCGTTCAGGCCGTAGCTTTTAACCATAAAATCAAGCCCTTCTCGAACGCGCTTTTCGTGGTCTGTTGACGCTTGCATATATTGTTTGGAAAGAGCAACAAAGTCTTTTCGTTGGTCTGGCGTTAATATTTGGCCATTCTGTACGCGCGAGGCGGTAGCAAGTAACTTGCCCATAAGCCCAGCCGTATCTTGCGCTTTGGCAAACTCTGACTCACGTACTACAGATCCGGGGTCTATCATTTTCATAAATGTGGTGACAAGCGCTAAGTCGCCAGCGCCGCTTGCCGACTGTGCAGACGTTTCAATGACATCGGCAAGGCGCAGCGATTCGTCATAACCCTTTGTCCGCGTGGTGTATTCTTTGTTAAGCGCAAGCTCAGAATTGAACTTCTTTTCAGGGTCAAGGCCACCGGCGGCGTTCATCGTTTCCAGGTCAACAGCAAGCTTTTTCGTCTCCGCGTCAAGCTTGCGAGTCTCGGCTAAAAACTTATTAGTTTGCGCTTCGGTATAGCCAATGTCAGCAAGCCGTTTCTTTATCACATCCGGCTCTGCGGCGGCTGCCCTTTGCTCTTCGCCAAGCTTTCCAAGCGCTTCCATAGCTTCCTTGCCGCCTGTCATGCCGGTTATGCTCATGGCGAACATATCTTTTACGGCCTTAACGCCTTCCGGGCCAGATTGCGCCAAATCTAGCATTGACTGGTATCGCTTTGCGCTTTCGGTATCGCCTGCGTTCTTGGCCGCCTCTATGCGCTTTTCAATCATTGACAGCGATATTTCCGGCGCGCCCGATTGGAATCCGGCATAGATTGAAACGGTGTCATTGAGCGCTTGCCTCTGTTGCGCCTGGTCAAGCATATCCCACGATTCCCTAAACGATTTAGCCTGTTCAGGTGGTGACATATCGGCAAGCCTGCGGTAGTTTTCGTATGTCGGGTTTTCTCGCGCGGCATTGAACGCTTCTTGTATTTGTGCGTCCTTAGCCGCCTTCTCTTGTGCCGCTAACGCCGCCGCCTCTCGTTGGTCGCGTACCTGGCCCATCTGGCCTAGCATCGAACCGAATTGAAGCGTTTGCATCATCGAGTCCATAGGGTTTATAGCCTGTACTCCGTAGTTTATAGGCGCTGGCATTAGAATACCCCCATCTTGTTCATACCGTACAATCCGGCCATTTGGCCTATCATGTTAAGCGGCTGTTGCGCCGCGTTGCCAGCGGCTATTTGCCCGCCTGCTATCGCCGCGCCTTGCTGGCCGAGTAAATCGGCTACATTCGCGCCGGTCTGCATGCCTGCCGCTCCCACGCCCGCCGCCGACGCCTGGCCCATTTGAGCAAGGCCGCCAAGCCGCCCATACTGCTGATTGATAAGGCTTGAAAGCATCTGCGGGCGGAACTGGGCAAGCGCGCCTTGGATATTTCCGCCACGAAGTCCGCCGGTAGCAGCACCTTGCTGAAGTAGAGCGTTTTCGCCCTGCTGCGCCATAGCGGCCATCTCTGGGCTTTCGCTAATCGACCGCATAGCCGCCGCTTGCGCTTCGGGGCCGTCAAGACCGTTGAGCGCGCGCATTTGGCTCATAGCGTCCGTGCCAGTGTTGACATACGGCGCTAGGATTTCCTGCATCTTGTCAAACTGGCGGCGCTGTTCCTCGATGCCAGCATCCGCAGCCGCTGATTGCGTGTCCGCCGCCTTGCCAGCAGCGTCTGCCGCTATTAAAGATGATACAAGCGTTGTACCGCCGACTATGGCCGCTGCTACTATCGCGCTCATGCGTTATCCTCCAATTCTTTCTTGGCCAGTATTTCAAGCAGGTTATCCGGGGCCGGTACGGTTATATAATCCCATAAATCATCCGGCTCGCGCAACTCTTGCGGGTTAGCGTGAAACGTGGTCACGGTCGTATCTTCAAGCGCTAGCCCTAATCGCTTTGAACCTGCCTTGCTGGCCGCCATAAATCCGGCCCTTGCTTCTATCGGCTCTTCATCGGTCGTAATCAATATCCTGCCGGTTCGCACAAGGAAAAAACACTCATCCTTATGTACTGCCCCGGTTAGTATAACCCCGGCCGGTATCGTAACGCTACGGGCATAAAGCCCATTAACGAATTGATGGTCTACAGGTATTTCTACCTGTGGTAGCGATAGCAAATATTGCTCTATGCGATATATAGGTAAGTGCTTTGGCTCTATGCCTATCTCGCTTTTAGTAACGCTATTTGCTTCCAATGTTTCGGCTCCCTAGTGTGTCAAGCTGTATATGCATTTGTAGCATCGGTATCCAGGGGTTAGACGTAGGGGCCGCACCTGCTGCCGCTACGCGCTTGAGTCTTGCCACCGCATGCCCGCCTATCTTTATCGGCGGCGTGAAGCTTGTAATCGGTACAATCATCATCGTTTCGTTAGGCGTGTTAGCCGGTATCAATATATCGGGCGAAGTAAACACGGCCGGGAATACCCATTGCCCCATGACATCGGCATAGCCGTATTCTAGTTCAAAACGTACGTATCTATCGGTCGCGTCAAGGCCGTTCGTAGTCAAATGAATATGCCAAAATACCGTTGAGCCTTCTTTCCATCCATGCACGAACTCTTGGCACTCGCATATGTTGGTATCATTGACGCCCCATTGTGGCATAGTGATATTGCCATTGATAGCCACAAGCGTAGGGATGCCTGGGCCAGTAGTGCGTATAATTATCGGAAAATCTACGTCAGTCCACGGGTAAGCATTGGACTCCCATTGCTCAGTAGTTTCGTTGTACGTGAGCAAGCCTAAATCGTTAGTACCCTGAAGTAGCGTGGCGTTGATTAGCGCTGTCAGCTTTTCAAACTCCTTGATGCTCTTAAAATCTTTCCACGCGGCCTCTAACTGCGGGCGGCTGAACGATAGTTTTTCAATCATACCATTAGTGGCTCCAAACCCACTTCTAAACGCGCTACGGATATAAGCGCGCGGCTATCGCCCTGGAATCGCTGGACGCGCCAGCTGGTCAAATGCCCTTGCTGGAACCATGCAAGCCGCCTAGTTCGATCGCCCTGCGCCCCTGCGCGTATTGCGCGCTCTAGGCTCCATGTTACGCCGTCAACGGAATAGCTAGTCGATATGTACGGGTCTTCGCCGTGTTCAACGCGTCCAGTCAAACATACAAGCTCAAGCATGGTAAACAACGCTCCGCGCCCTTCGTTGTACGCTATCGCCGTACCAAACTCCCAGCGTACTACTTCGCCAAAGTGCCGCGCGGTGTTAGCGTCAAGGTATCCATAGTCGCCGGTTTGGCTATCGCATACAAGCCACTTTTCATAACAATAAACTAAATCAACGGCTCGGTACGCTTCAAATCCTACTTGCGCGCTCGTTAAAAAATACCATACCGGCTCGCCAACGGCCTTTGACGCTTGAAGGTCGTAAACCATAGTACGGTCGGGCAGTCGTACCCATAGATGCTCATGGCCCGCGTGAAGCCTGGACTCTAGCACCACGCTTGCAAGTTCGGCGGCGGTGTACTGTAGTAGTATCGTATCAATTTCGCGCGTGCTTAGTTTCTGCGTGCTGCCGAGTACGCCAAAATAGATACCTGGCGCTTCATTGCGTCCGCTACCGATAAAAGCGATGTACTCGGCAAAGATAGCGGCGGCATAGGTTCCTACCGCGCCTTTCTGTAACTGCGCGCCGTTTATCCGATTAAACGGAAAGAGCGAGCCGCCGACATTCTGGAAAAACTCGATTGTATAGCGGTTTACCGCGCATATCTCATTGCGGAGTTTTAGCACATTGACTATCGGGTCGGGGTCAACTTCGGAAGAACCATACTTGAGCGGGTTGACCTGAGTAGGGTCGGCAAGCTCTGTCACCACAAGGAACTCGCCGTCAGTGGTCATGAAATAACCGTCCACCCATACAACCGATAGCGCCGTGCCTAAATCGGGGTCTATCACCTGCGTAAGTAGCGCGCCATCCCAGTAGTACATGCGCCCGCCGGACGTAACCGCGAGCCGGTCAAAGGAGTACGCAAACGAACATTGCCCGCCTGCGCCAACGTCGCCTAGGATAGTCTCTACCCCGGCCGCGTCAACGCTTACAAGCTTAGTGCCCATTACGCGGTAGCATACGTCATTCCAATTGATGCCGCCTCGCGAAGCCCCCGAGCTGTTACCTAGCTGAATGGCACCCTCGGCAGGCCGCAGGTATCCGCTTGATATCCCTGTGTTTTTAGGTACTGGAACCATATTGACAGGGTATGAGGTGCGGAAGTCTGCGGCGCTATCCGAAAAGACGCCATTGAGTATCGGTATTTGCATTTACGGCATTACCTGGAAAAGTACGTCAAAGCCGATATTGCCAACGGACGCCACCGCTCCTTGTACTACGCGGATGCCGGTGCCGGGGCGAATGGTTAGGACGGTATTAAGCCCGGGCTGTGCGGCCTCGACCATGTTACTACGGAAATACGTGGCTATATTTGTTTCTTCGGTGAATATCGAATTGAAGCCAAGTACCGCGCCAGCCGTAGCGCCGCCGCCGGGAGTAAACCTAGCAGAAATACCGGCACGCAAGGGCGGGCCTTCGGGGTCAAGCCGGGTAAAGGTCGCGGCATTGAGCGCGGTGCCTTCAAGCGTTGCCCCCGTTCCGCCGGTTCCTATCGCCGTGGTACGGGTCAAGAATAAGTCAACGGCAAGCGTCCCAACTACGGCCACGGCACCAGACGCAATCGGAACTATGCTGGCAACTTCGATAGTCTTGTCCGAGCCGTTCCAAAGGTCAAAGTAAACCTTATTCGCTCCGGCGGCAGTGGTAGGCACGAATAGCTTGTACGGGACGCCGTCCGGGTCTAGCTTGTCTGTCTTAAAAGTAAACATGGGCGCGGCCTCCTTAGCCTATCCGATACCACACGTTGAGCGTGGCGTCATATTTCAATGTGAAGTAATCATCGGCGGCAATAATCAAGGGAACGCCGGTTCCAACCGTTGCGCCATTGCCGTTGACGGTTAACCCGCCTATGGCCTGCGTAAAGTTTACAACTAGCATTTGTTTATCTCTCAGGCTTCCAACTGGAGGAAGCGTGATAGTAAGCAACGCAAGGCCGATAGCTGGAGTAATTATTAGGTGCGTATCCTCGTCATCGTCATTGACAAGAATAGTGCCTCCGTCTACCGGGGCGCTATATTGCGTATTAGGTTCTTGCATACCTGCGGCAGTGTTGGCTTGTATCCACGTGAGCAAGTCCGATAGTGAGAAGCGGCGAGAGTCGCCTTTAGCCGGGTCATAAACCGGCAAGCTCTGGCTCGCTCCCGGTGTCGTCGCGGTAAGCTGGTTGATCTGTATACCCATGCGCGGGCCTCCTAATTAAAATCTAGCGTAGCGTCAGGCCCTGCTATTAGGTCGGGGTCAGGCGCGGGAAGGAACGGGTCATCTATAAACTTATTCCCCGCACCGGCAGGCATGGCGGGCAGCTTCATCTCGGAAGGCATAGACGCGCGGGCGAGTATCGTATTCAATGCATGGCGCGCGGTTGTCGCCGTCGCTACGTTGACCTGCTTGCCATACGACGGGGCAATGCGGATAGCCAAGTTAGTAATCACGGCTTCCCATGCGGCGTCCGGCAAGTTGCTATCCACGTCGATATCGGAAGCGGCGGGATTATCCGGCACCGGGTAGCCCATGCGTAATCCGCGTGTATTCCACTCGGCCATCATGGAATCAAGACGGCGCAAAGCGTTTTCGCGCTGTTCGGGAAGTAGGTCGAAAGCATACGACGCCAGGCCAATCTCGTTCATAGCGGCATCGATTAGCTGGCGTTTCGTATAGCTCATTTCTTGCCCTTATTCTTAGGCTTTTTGCCTTTTCCAGATTTTCCACACGGCATGCTTTACTCCTTGGGCGGTCTGCCGCGCTTGGCGGCGGGTTTTTCTGCGGCTTCTATGGAGTCTTTTACTATCTTTACAGCTTCAAGGGCCTCAGTCACGCTATCAGAATAACCGGCCTCAAGTGCGGCTTTATGCTCTTTAGCATCCTGCACGACTTCATGGTTGTACGTGCCGCCTTGGCATTTATTGTCGCCCGGACAAATAAAAACAAAACGCGGGTATTCCATTTGCATTTCCTTATGACCGGGCAATTGCCGCATTAGCCCAAAAAACACATTCTTCAAGCTTTGTCATTGACAATGACTTTTCGCGGCTACTAGGGGCTACGTTTTCTATTAAGTATGCCAGCTCTTTAGCTTTTGCGCGTATAGCTTCATACTGTGCTGGTTGCCCATCTTTAGGTGCGTGATAAGAAAACCTGTTTTCAATATCAACGTTTACAACATTGTCGCCCATAATATCTCCTCAATAGGGCGGGAGTTACCCCGCCCCGTGATAATTAGCTACTAGCCTATGCGATAAGTCACGAACGTATCGGCGGCGGTCTTGCGAGTGCGGAATACGCCGGAAGACGTAAGCGCAACCGCGCCAGCGCCCACTACGGTATGACCGGAAGCGGCGGCGGTAACGGTAAACGCATTAGCCGCGCCCGTGTTTATCGCGCTCCAATCGAAGCTTTCGCCTATTTCCATCTCTAAAGCGGCGTCCATTACGGCACCGGTATCGAGCGTGGCGGTTACGGCGGCGGCAGTGGTCGAAGTTACGATGCCAGCCGCAATCATCGCGGCGGTAAGCGTTCCGGTCGCGTTCAGTACGCCAGGGGCAGCCTGGCCGCGAAGGCCACGGCGCTCAAGTATGACGGCGGCGGTTCCGTTGGCATAGAATACGTCAGCGGCCCCGGCCTCGATGCGGACATCGGCGGCGGCGGCGAACGCGCCGGATACGTACTCGGTATCGGCGGCTACGTTCTGTAGCAGGCTCCACGACTCGGGAAAATTGGGATACCCGGCGCGTACGAATACCGATACCGGCTCCTTGGAGTATACCGCCAGCACATCGCTCGCGGGTACGTTGAACTC